GACCAGTCGATCTTCGTAGACCTCCGCCGGCTCATGCCGCCACCCCCGACGGGTCATCCGAGCCAGCAGTCTCAACAGAGCTGGTGTCACCGATGCCAGGGGCGTCCCACCAGGGGCGCACGCCGGCCTCCGGAGAGAGCTCCAGCATGACCACCCCCGCGCCCACAAAGACGACGGCGGGGATCGCCAGCCCGGAGAAGGCCCACGCCCGGGTCAGGCAAACGACCAGGTTCCCCAGGATCAGCAGGGCCCCCAAGGCCAACAGGACAGCGCCCCATCGGGCTTGCCGAGACGACAGGGACGGCATCGGGACGCTTCCGCGCTCCTCGGCCAGGACATCGAGAATGCTCACCTCACGGCCAGTAGGAAGTGGCCACAGCGTGCGCCGGAGAGAAACGACGGCGGTGAACAAACGGTTGGGGCGACGGTGTCGAGGCGTGTAGTAGCTGTTCATTTGGTAGACTCCTTCTTGGATTCATTTGGTGATTCCTGCCCCGCCGCTGCTGCTTTCAGCGAGCGGGGCGCCCCATGTTTCAGGGCAGCGGCATGACCGAGGTGGCCGTAGCCGTGGTGGGAGGCCCGTACAAGGCCTCCAGGTCGTCGACACTGGGGGCAGCACCCTCCTCGCGTCCCATCTGGTATCCGACCCACCAGGACAGAGCGGCCGAAGCGAAGACAGAGGCGACGAGGACCAGGTAGATAACGAGGGCCTCCATCACTCTGCTCTTTCGCGAGCAGCGGTCTGCACGTCCTGAATCAGGACAGGCAGGCACGGGCACGACTGGCCCACCTCGTGGTGGTAGCCGATGCAGCGGGAGTCGAGGCACCCGCACTTGTCCCCAGTCCAGGTCGTGCCGGCTTGCTCGTAGTGCAGGACGTAGTCGCGGGGAGCAACACCGTGAGCAGTGATGGTCCGGCGGGCCTCGTCAGACAGGCCACGCACGCGCTTGCTGCCGTAGGTCATCACGCCGCCTCCTTCTGATCGGCCCGCGAGCGCGGGGCGGTGTCCTGGGGCAGGCGGGAGAGGAGCTCCTCGCGGCGCTTCTGGGCAACGCGAGCGACCTCGCGCTCATCGATGAGCCAGGCGCCGCTTTTCCCAGCGAGTTTGCCGGCCGCCTTCACCTCGCCGGCCGCGATCCAACGGGTCACGGTACGGATCCCGACCCTGAGTCGGCGAGCAGCCTCAGAGGCGGTTATCAGGTGCGCTGTTCTTGTCATGAGATAAGTTCTACCGCTTGACTTTGCAGGTGACAAGATCAGGCATGTAACAGGTTGGTCACGAGAAGTTGAGGCGCGTCGCTTGCCGTCTCTTGTCGTACGCCATACTCTTGTCACATGAGCACTCAACCTAACGCCGGCCTGATCCCCCACTTCACGATCTACGATCGACTTCGCAAGGCTCGTGAGACTGCGGGGTTAGATCAGAAGGACCTCGCCGAGCGCATCGGCATCAGCCGCACTTCCGTGAGTAGCTATGAGGCTGGGCGAATTTCTAAGCCTCGGCAGATCGTCCTCAACGCATGGTCTTTGGCTACCGGAGTGCCCGTTCAGTGGATCACCACCGGCATCGCACCCGCGCCAGAAAACGACGGAGCCCCAGCCGGTGGGGCTGGGGCTCCGAGCGATGGGCTCCTGCGGCTGGACTCGAACCAGCAACCGTCCGGTTTACACCTCGTGGCCGGTTTCCACCCCGTTGCTCCCCTACGGCGGCTGACCTCGCCAGTCGCCGCTTGAACCGTCCAATAGTTACATGATTGTCACGAACCCCGATGGTCCCATGCGACGCGCCGAAGACGAGACCGACGCTTTGGTCGATTGCCGGCGGTCGACCCGCACCCGCCGGGTGCCCCTCCAGCTCGTGACCGGCACGGACGTCCCCGGTCCCTGCGCGGGAGACGAGGAGTCCCTTCCCATGACCAGCTGGGCTGACGCTATCGACGCCTGGACCATCTCCATCCAGGCCGCCGGACGCGCCCCGCGCTCTATCCGCCTCTACCGCTACCACCTGCTCAGAGTCTCCCGAGCCGTTCCCGAGGGCCCCGGGGCCGTGACCACCGCAGACCTGCGCCAGATCCTCGCCACCCCCGGGTGGTCGCCGGAGACGAGGAAATCCAACCGGACCACCTTCGTCGTCTTCTTCCGGTGGCTCGCGGCAGAGGGCCTCATCGACGATGACCCCGCCGCAAGGCTCGACCCGGTATCAGTCCCCGCCGGCGTCCCCCGCCCCGCACCGGAGGACGTCATCGCCCGAGCTCTAGCCGAGGCCGACACCCGCGTGCGCGCAATGATCATGCTCGCAGCCTTCGCCGGACTGAGGTGCTGCGAGATCGCCGGCGTCCACACCGACGACTGGGACGGCGAAGGCCTCTACGTCACCGGCAAGGGCGGCAAGCGCCGCTACATCCCCGTCGTGCGAGACGACGTCAAAGCACTCCTGCGCCAAGCCAAGCGCGGATACCTCTTCCCCGGCAAGATCGACGGCCACCTGGGAGCCCAGCGAGTCTCCGTGCTCATCTCTCGCGCGCTCCCCGACGGCTGGACCGCCCACACGCTCCGCCATCGATGCGCCACCAAGATGTTCGCCGGCACCCACGACCTCCTCGCCGTCGGCGCCGTCCTCGGCCACGCCCGCCCCGAGACGACCCAGCGCTACGTCCGGCTGCCCGACGACTCCCTGCGCGCCGCCATCGCCGCTGCCGCGTGACAAGCACGGAGAACATATGTGTCACAATAATCCTACGAGCAGCACAAGCCCGGTCAGAGTCCTGGTCCACTCTCGCGTCACCCGCAGGCACCCGGACCTGACCGAGCGCGACGTCCTGGCCGCCTGGCACCACGCGACCGATGCCGCCCAACGTCCAGGCACGGACCAGTGGGTCGCCATCGGCCCGGCGCCCGACGGGCGCATGGTCGAGATGGTCGCTGAGAGCCTCCCCCAGGGGTGGCTCATCTACCACGCCATGACACCACCGACCAGGAAGACCACCACCGAGATCAGGGCGGTACGAAGGAGGACACAATGACCACCTACACCCCCAGCCAGATGAGCGAGGACGAGATCAACGCCCTCTTCGGCACCACCACCGAGGAGCTCGACGCCAAGGCCGCCGAGTACGAGGACGGCTCCTGGGAAGGACCCGTCGACCACTACGGACGCGGACGACCGAGCCTGTACGACGAGACCATGACCGACCTCCACGTACGGGTACCCCGCTCCACCCTGAAGACACTCGACCAGCACGCAGCCTCAGCCGGCAAGACACGATCCCAGTACGTCCGCGACATCCTCGCGACCGCCTGAACCCGCGAACGTACCGCGCTCAGAGCCTGACAACGCTGACAAGATTGGGCCCCCTCACACCTGATGGTGTGAGGGGGCCCAATGCACCCGGCCTTAGTTGGAAGTCTCCTTACGTGGCCGAAAAGCTCCCGGAGACAAGACCTGCAAGAGAAATTTGACAGCCGATTTGTTGCGGTACTTCCACCTCCCCACGACGCACCCCACGACAGTACGGGTGACAGGGCAAACTCACCTGACCAACGGCCCATACAAGCTCCAAAACTGGGTACGAAACTGTGCACCACACCCCAACTACCCATCCTGGAGCAGATATGGAACCCCTTCTGCAGTTCAAGTCCCACATCGCCGGCAAAAACGCCACCGTGACCATCTTCCCCGACCGGGTGGAGTGGTCACGCAAAGGTTGGATCGGCACCGGAACCAAGGCCGGCCTAGCAGTCATGACCATGGGCATGTCCCTAGCCGCCACGGGGATCCGCCGTCACGAGGACGGTGAGATCATTCCAATCAGCTCGATCTCTCACGTGGCCAAGCGCCGAGGCAAGGGCCTGAACACCATGGTTGTCCTGACCACCAGCGGCGGCGATGTCGCAATGCGAGTCCACCACGGAGACGCCGACCGTGTCATCGACACCATCCTGCGCCTCCAACGCGGCGAAATGGTCGCTCCTGCCGCACCGGCACCAACCGCAGGCCCCGGCATCTTAGGCCAGATACAGGCATCCGCGAACGAACTGGCCGACGGCATTCGCCAAGCCACCAACGAACAGCCTGCTGCACCGGCCGCGAACACGGATGACGTCATGACTCAGCTGAAGAAGCTCGGCGAGCTGCGCGATGCGGGGATCCTGTCCGAAGAGGAATTCACCGCCAAGAAGACAGACCTGCTCGCTCGCCTGTGACATGACGATCCGGGTTGAAAGACGCCCGTGACGTAACCTGCCTCCTCAAAGAGACGCGCAGGCCTCATCCCACCTTGAGCGGACGGTAAAACAGAACAGGGCCCCTCACACCCGCTGGTGTGAGGGGCCCTACGCGCGCGATCAGTAGATGGGGGACGTTCCGACCCACCGACGTGGCACCTTCCCGCGCCTCTTTCAAACCGAGGACGGATAGAGCGACGCAACGCCGGAAACCATGCACCCCACGGCACCCTTCCCCAAGGCGGTGGCGTAGGCCGTCGCCGTGGGGCAGATATGGCCCCACACCGGCTTGCCGAATGCCAACGTCTTGTCCCAAACCTCCTTGCTAGCGTCCCAGGACATGCCGAGGCAGGTCCACGGCTCCTGCCATCCTTTGAGCTGGTCACTGGTGACATGCTCCGGATAGGAATATCCCCAGCACCTCCAACCGTCTGCGACCCACTGCCGGGCCAACCACGTCGCATCAACACTGAACTTCCAGATCACCCGGTCCTTGGCACCCTCGGGCAGCAAGGCCGCGAGCGCTCGCCAGTTGGCGGCTGAGTACTTGGGGTCCAGGACGATGACATGGGAGCTGGCGTAGGCGTTGAGGACCTGCTCGATGCGGGCGAAGGGTTCTCCCTGCGTCCGGTAGGTCTGGATCTGCGCCCAGGTCATCTGGGTGACTGGGGTGTTCGGTGCGGTGGGGTCGACTCGTTTGAGGGTCTGATCGTGGTTGAGGACCCAGACGCCGTCGGCGGTCTGTTGGCAGGAGATCTCCAGGGCGCCGATTCCGTGGGCGACGGCTGCGGTGTAGGCGCGCATGGAGGCCTCTGGCCAGGACAGGCTGCCGCCGCGGTGTGCGACGGCGAAGCCGTGTGTGTTGAGCATGGTGTCGACGCTGGCGTAGCCGGCGGGCATCGCGGCCATGCGGGCGGGTATTTCCTCGGCGTCGGTGAGGACTCGGACCCTGCCGGGTTCCGTCTCGCCGGTGAGCTCCACAGTGTCGGTGGGCGGTGGGGTCGGGGCCTTGGCTGGTGTGAGGTCGACCCATGCCCATGCCTGAGGCGCATCTTTCTCGGGGACGCTGGGGGCCTTGTCGACGAGTCCGGCGAGGAGTACGGACCAGGAGCGGGCGTCGGAGTGGGCTCCGGACTGTATGTCCTGTGTCCACATCTCGATGCCGCCTCTGGCGGCGCCGTGCTGCTGGGAGACCAGGAGGGACAGCTTGCTGATCTCGGGGACCGTCGTCTGCCAGCCGTGGAGCGTGAAGTCCTCGGCGCCGGTGAGGACGGCGAGGGCGGCGCGTTCTCGTGCCGCTGAGGCGGTGGCGCCGGTCCAGGCCACGTTCTGGGTCTGGGCCGGGTCGGTGACCTTGAGCGCGGCGATGAAGCCCGATCGTCCGCCCACGTCAGAGCTGTGCTGTGCTGTCCAGCCTGTTGGTGCGTGAGCCGAGGTGTTGCCCCACTGGGAGGCCATCATCAGGATGGCGATGTCCCCCGCCTGGGACTGACACGACAGGGGTACGCCTCCGCCTCCGACGGCGAAGCCGGAGGCTTGGGATCGGATCCTGATAGGTGCTGGCTTGGGCGTGGGTTCCACCTGTGCGGGCCATGCGGCGATCCTGTGGAACGTGACTGGTGGCTTCCCGTCTGGGATGCTGAACTGTGGGGTCCACAACGGCAGTCCCTTGTGCAGGATCATGCGGACGGTCAGCACCATTCGGGTTCCTGGCGCGAGGTTCGAGGTCGCTAGGGACTCCTGGCCGGCGTTGCCGGCCTCCCCCGGCTCGCGGAACAGGTTTTGCGCGATCGTCACCTGGGAGGCGGCAGCGGCCGTGTAGATGTACTCGATGTCCCACTGCCTGGCCTCGGTGACTGGTTTGGCGTCGGCCGCCCAGGGAACAAGGATCGCTCCGGCTTGGGCGGTGGCGTCGTTCCCGTTCCAGGTGACCTTCTCGGAGGTCCACCACCTGTCCTTCCATGACCATGATGAGACGGGCATGCCTTACCGCTCCTTACGGACGATGACCGTGCCGGAGGGGGTGCCGGCAGGAATCTGCTCGTTCTTGCCAAGCACCAGGAGCCGGACTTTGGCGGCTGCCTCGCGCAAGCGCAGGACCTCGGTGTACAGGGCTAGGTAGCCCTTGATCCACGGGACCAGGAGTGCCTGGATCCATGATGAGGGCGGGTTCTGGTAGGGGTTCACGTCGGGGTTCCACTGGCCTCCCTGCCCCATGACGAGCTTGCCGTCGGTGACGTAGAGGTGCCCGTAGCCCAGTGACTCAGCACGGGCGAACACTTGCTGGTAGTTCTCCTGCGTGGTGTCGTGAACCACCGCCCACCAGCGGATCGAGGGCTGGGACGCCATGTGCGCCGGCATCAGCGGAGAGGCCGGGTCGTCCTTGAGGAACTTCTCTGCGGTTCCCTCGTAGGTCATGTACACGTCGACGTCGAGGGCGACCATCGCCTCGGAGATGTTGGATCCGGCGTTGCAGACGATGAGGAACTGTTTTCCATAGAGCCTGCGGATCTCTGCGACCAGGTCCTGGTAGAAGGGGACTCGCGAGGCCTGTTCCCCCCACCCGTTGATCGTCTCGTCTAGAAAGACGCCCTGGCAGACGCCGGGGTACTGGTCGTGGGCGTTCTTGACCTGGGAGAGGATGTACTCCTTGGTGTACTTACCAGCATCGGGTACTCCCTCACGGGCCTTGTCGCCCTCGGGGAGAGTGGCTACGGCGTACTGCGTCTTGATGTAGAAGACGCACCGGCGGGCACCGGCAGACAGCGCCCGTTCCCCTTGCTCCTTGAAGTCCTTGTCGAAGGCCGACCAGTCGCCGGAGTTGCGGTTGAGGACTACGATTCCGAGCGCGTCCCCCATGGTGAGCAGCTGCCCCCACTTGGAATGGGTATCGGGCGTGTCGTCTTGGTCCAGGTAGAAGTCGGGCCACCAGTACGACGCCGGGCTGTAGTAGCGCGCGCCCCGGCGAAACGGGGACTGATCCGCGACGGCCAGGTCGACGCTCTTCCGCATCGCGTCGACGCGCGCGCCGAGGCTCGTGCTCACCGACGTGACCTCGCTCTTGGTGGCGTACGTCGCCCCTGCCGCCTCGGTGGTGAGATAGGCGCCGAGCTCGACCTTGGTGGCTGCTGCGTCCACCTTCGACGACAAGGCATCAATCCGACCGCCCAGAGCCGACGCCGAGGTCGTGACCTCCTGCTTGGTCGCATAGGTGGTACCTGCGGCTTCGGAAGTGAGATATGCGGCGAGCTGCTCCTTGGTCGCAGCAGCGTCGACCTTCTCCACCAGACCATCAATGCGCTTACCGAGCGCAGTATCCGCTGACGACGTGTCGGCCTTGGTGGCGTACGTCGTCCCAGCGGCCTCGGTGGTGAGATACGCACCCAGCTGCTCCTTGGAGGCCGCCGCGTCCACCTTCGACGACAAGCCATCAATCCGACCGCCCAGAGCCGACGCCGAGGTCGTGACCTCCTGCTTGGTGGCGTAGGTCGTGGCGGCCTCGACGGTCGACAGGTAGCCGGCGAGCTCGCCCTTTGTCGCAGCAGCGTCGGCCTTCTCCACCAAGCCATCAATCCGGCCGCTCAGAGCACTGTCGGCAGACTGCATCTCCTGCTTGGTGGCAAAGCCCGAGAGATCTGGCTCTTTGCCTCCACCACCGAGCTGAGCCTCTGCCAGCGCCCGCTTGGTAGCGTAGGTGGCTTCAGCGTCACTCCTAGTGAGGTAGGCGCCGAGCTGCTCCTTGGAGGCCGCCGCGTCCACCTTCGACGACAAGCCATCAATCCGCACCCCGAGCGCGTGGTCAGCCGTCGTCATCTCGCTCTTGGTGGCATACGTCTGCGCCACCGAGACGGTAGTGGCGTAGTCGGCCAGCTGCTCCTTAGAGGCCGCGGCATCGACTTTCCCCTCCAGGGCGTCGACACGCCCACTGAGCGGAGAGGTCGACGCCGCGACGTCGGCCTTGGTGGCGTAGTCGCCGCGCGCCTGGAAACGCTCGTCGCTCTGGGCGGCGGTGTAGACCTTGACATCGACGATCTCACTCACGGGTCGCTCCAATCGTCAGAGATCCATCACGATGAAGTACCGCCGTCGCCCCAGACGGCGACGGCGGCTTCGGGCCGGGAGGCTGAGCACCAGCCTCAAGCGCCACGACCCGGGCAGTCAGCTTCGCCACCAAGTCACGCAGGTGCGTCAGCCCAGCCGCGAGCGCGGTGTTGGTTGGCTCGCCCAGCGACGGGATCAAGGCACTGATGTCGGTGACGGTGCCCTGGGTGACGGCGACGATGTGCGTCTGGTGGTAGGAGCCGGGGACACGGACGGAGACGGTGCAGGTCCATGCAGCCGCCTGCGGGTCGGTATGGGCGGGAGCTAGGACGTCGATACTGACGGCGCCTTGGGAGTCCATGGGGGTGGTGGTGTTCTGGACGATGATGACGCGGCCAGCGCCGGTGTCCGCGACAACCGGGGGTCTGGTCACTGTGACGGTGACGGAGCCCTTGGCGGGTAGTCCAGCCACGTCTGTCCACCGGCCGGTGATGCGCCCGTACGGTGCGATGGGATCGGCCATTGGTCAGTCCTTTCTGACTCGGCGGCCTCTGCCGCTCTCGATGTCTCGGAGGCGGGAGAAGATGGCGTCGTGGGTCCGTTCGGAGCGGGCGTTTATCGAATCGACGCTTGAGCGTAGTGCGTCGTCGCGGGCTGCGGAGGCTTGCTGACCGGCGACGAACATGTCGGTCAGGTGAGCCAGCTGTTCTCGGGTCTGAGCGACCTGGACCTGGATCTCCGAGACGTCGTCGCGCAGGTTTGAGGGGTGATGGTTAGTCACCTGCTCTTTCGTGGCCTGCGCGGCCTCGAGAGTCTCCTCGATCGCTGCGCGGGTCTCCTCACGACTGCGGGCCGCAGCCTTGGAACCCTGTCGTCCGATGTGGAACCCTCCCCACAGACCGGCTAGGGCTGTGAGAAGGGTGGCCACTGAGGTGACCCATGCCGGATCTCTCCAGGCCGGATGGGTCGCAAGGATCATGACGAGTGCTGCTCGCCCTCGGGCATGGCCGCGTGGCGGGGGGTGTAGTCGGTGCGGGTCTCGCCTCCGGGGGTGAGGATTCCGGCCCACTCGATCACGGTGATGCCGTGGATCTTGATGCGGGACAGTGCCTGGAACGCGAGCCAGGCGAAGCCGAGGAAGCGGCCGGTCTGGGCGGCCAGGGTCTCGATCGCCAGGGGGTAGGCGCTTATAGCCCACGCGCCGGTCGTCAGGACGACGGCGGCCACGATGACGAGGGCGACACGGCGGCCCCGGGTCCACCAAGGTCGGTCCAGGGCCGCCTGAATTAGGGGCCAGATGATGCCTAGGACGACGGTCGTGATGAACGGGTCCGAGATGAGTGACTTCATTGTGATCCTTCCAAGCTCTTGGGATGTCGGTTGCGGTAGCTGTGGTGACTGAGTGAGTGGTGTTGTGGGGGCTGCTCCTGGGCTGTCACATGAGCCTGAACGAGGCCGTTTCGGAGCGGTTGAGGGCTTCCTGGAGGGCTGCCCAGGTAGCGGGGCCCGCCTCGCCGTCGATGAACTCGCCGAAGCTCCAGCTGGGTGCGAAGGTGCTCCAGGAGCTGGAGACCGGCCGGACCCAGCACCACGCCCAGTACTGGAAGACGCGGAACAGCTGGGCGTCCCAGCCTTGGTCCTCAGGCAGCCTGTCCGTCCCCGTGAGCATGCGCTGCGAGTGCGCTGGCACTGACTTGTTCAGATAACGGCGCAGGTTCGCTACCGCGAACACCTCCGGGTAGCCCACCGCCCCCATGACCTCCTGGAGGTGGCGAAGCGTGGCGGGCCCGTACTCACCGTCCACGACCAGCGTCGGGTTGGCCGGCGCAGCGGGAGTCGACGGAGACACGGAGCCTGTCGTCCTCATCTGGTCCCAGACGGACCGGTCACGAAGCCGGTTGAAGTCCAGCTCCCCGCTGTAGCCGGGCAGGCGTCCTCTCTGGGAGTACTGGTGAACCAACGGCTGCCCCCAGAACCGAAGCGAGGGGACGGCCGGGTCGATGTAGCCGATGTAGGGGGTGTTGTAGTTCGTCGGGTCGGCGTACCACAGCGGGTACCTCGCGGCGACGCCCGCCCAGTCGTAGCCGTTGACGGTGGAGTCGTTCATGTAGATGCCCGGTGTCGTGCCGGTAGCCGCCGCGACGGCGTCGAGCCACGCCAGAGCCCACTGCGGCCCCTGGGCCGGGGCGTCGTCCTCCCAGTCCAGCCACAAGGTCGCCCGCCCGAGATAGGGCCTGGCAGCGGCCAGGAAGTACCGCACCTGGTCGGAGACGTCGCCGGGACGCGCGAAGTGATACAGCCCCAACCTCTTGCCACTGCTCAAGGTCGCCTGGGCCTGCGCACCCATGCACGGGTTCGTGTACCCATCGCCCTCAGTGCACTTCACGATGACGAAGTCCGCCCACAGGCCCGCGATGTCGATTCCCTCCTGGTGGGAGGAGACGTCAATGCCGTGAGCATGAGCCGGCGCCGACGGTGTCGCCGGCTTGGGCTTGGGCGTCGAGGTCTTCTTGGCGAACTCCGGCCACTGGGCCAGGAACCGGTCTCTGTTGAAGCGGTGGCAGCTCGTCCAGGCCCCCGAGCTGGTGTACGGGTGCGTGCTGTAGGGGACGGTTCTGGTCTCGCCCCCGGTCTGATCTCCCAGGTAGCCGTCGATGCTGCCGTCCTCGGCGATCCAGGCTTCGCTGAGGAGATCGTTGGCGGCGTCGGTGATGATGACGACGTGCCCCTTGCCGCCCTCGCTGGCCACCGAGAGAACAACGTCGCCGGTCTGGAAACCACCATCTGGGTAAAGGTTGGCGTCCTCCCAGGGCACCTCCTGGAAGCCTCGGGCCTCCAGACCTCCCCTCATATTGCCCGTCCAGAAGTTATCAATCTCGAGCAGAGCCTTGTGCCCCCAGGGGACACCAAGGTCATCATGCAAGCCATAATTGACGGCCCCGCACACCAAGCTGGAGCAGTCGGCATTCTGCGGGCTCTTGACGTGGCCCTCCCAGTCCGCCTCCGAATACCATGTCCTACGATCCGGTTGGGAGTAACCAACATCCTCCACATCACAGATACGGCGCGCGATGCGGGCTGCGACTGACGCGACAGACATACGAATCCTTTCTGATTCTGGGTGCAGAAAACCCCGCCACCAGACTGGCGCGGGGAGAGTTGATAGGCTGGCTGTCAGTAGCCGATGGCCTGCCACATGAGTGAGTGTGCAGTGGATTGCTTCTCACCGGGAAATATTACTCGAAACCCGGTCCTGTCTAGCCTGTCTACCATGGGTACAGCATTAGAGATGAATTTAAATTTCCCGCTATCGTTGTACAGTTTGGTGATGGTGATTGTTATGCAGGCCTTTGGGAATGGTTGCGGGAACGGTTGGAACGAGAAGAATCCGGCTCCATTTGCGTGTCCGTACGTGCCGTTGGAGACTCGACCAGTTTGCAGGATCATAATTTCGTTCGGACCTGGCTGACTGTAGGTGATTCCATCATCGCCGGACTGTTGGGTCTCGATTCGGAACCGACTGGGCCCCGCCCAGCGAAGACCATCCCATACCAGAAGTGCCCCGAGGTCAGAACGCCACACGTAGATCGGCGCATCAGCCGACGCCCGCACACCCTGCACGAGATTCCTAGCGTCGAAGTCGGAGGGTGCAGTAAGGACACCCCCGACCGGCGTCGTCCACCGCGCCCGCCTGATTAGTGCAGCAGAAATGTCCGAGCCTCTCATCGCGCCACGCGGCACCTGAATCGTAAAGACCGCGAGCGCTCCGACGGGGATGCTCGGGTCGAGTGGCATGGCTGAGGGGGTGCCGGTGGTGTAGCCGACTTCGACCTCGCTGTCTGGGTGGGAGGCGTCACGTTCGTAGTCGTGGTGGCGGACCCAGATGATGTCTTTTCGGGGGTAGGTGGTGTCTCCGGGTTGGAGTGTTTGGGTTGCTGCCCCAATGCGGGGGCTGAGCCATCCTCCGAGTGGGGAGGAGATGACTGCGGTGAATGCGGTCCAGCTGATGGACATTGCGACGGTGGATCGGGTGATATCGGCTGCGCCGGCTTCCAGAACGATGCCCTCGCTGCGGGAGAGGGCTCCGAGTGAGGCGCGCATATCGCCTGGGGTGGTAACGCCCTTGGGGCGTTTTGCGTCCATGTCCCAGCCGGAGACGATTCCGCGTTGGTTCGCCATGTGTTTCTCCTATCAGGAGTTGAAGGTGACGACGGCGTCGATAGTTGCCCAGTTGGTGGCACCGCTGCCGAGGGTCTTGCCGGCTCCTGCGACGGCGGCGATCTCGATGCTCCCTCCGGGAGTGACGTCGACGTTGGCGCTGAAGACTCCTCCGAGCTGGTAGGTGTCCATGTTTCCTGCGGACTTGGGTAGGAACTGGCTTTTCATTGAGGCGATGCGGATCTTGAATCCGGCGTGGTCGCTGCGGGCGCCTGCGGCGTTGTAGAAGCCTGCGAGTCCTGCGAATACCGATGCGTGGGTCTTGTCCTTCGGGACCGCGTAGGTGGTCACGAGGATGTCCTGCTCGACTGAGGTTACGTCGAAGCCGTTTTGGCGCCCGTGGACAGTCACCGTGATCGGAAGCGCCCTGATGGTCTCCCGCAAGCGCGTGATCGTTGAGTTGATCTGACCCGAGGTGAGGGCGGACATGGCGTCGACGTCGCGGGAGATGTCCGCCAGGCGGTCTGGGATCGATGTCTCGGTGAGTCGGACTGGCCGATAGAGAGGCATGTCGGGGTTCTCTCGCTAGATGTCGGGATCGATGAGCTCTCGGCAGGCGCAGGTGATCCAGTCTCCTTTGTCGCCGCTGGTTTCCAGAACCTTGAGACCGAGGAGGTTGTTGCCCATGTAGGGGTCGGCCATGCGTAGCAGGACGTGGTCCCCTGGGGTAACGGTGTCGCCGAGGAGGTATCCGCCCTCGTCGATACGGCGGACCGCGAGGGAGACGACCTCGGTGGAGTGTGAGCGTTGGACGGTTGCCGCCTTGGCATAGGCGGTGAGTGTGGACAGCTCGGATGCTGAGGAGTGGCTGGTACCGGCGGACTGCAGGAGGGGCCATCCGGCTTCCTCGAGCCAGGGGTCGTGGTATCGGCCCAGGACGGTGAGGTCCTCTTGGTTTCCTCCCCGCTCCCAGGCATCGGAGACCATGTCGGAGGCGTCCTCCTCGACGGAGAGCTTGACCATGGGGTGGCGTCGGTTGCGTGCGTCCCAGGTGTGCTCGGCGAGCATGAGCTCGGGGTCACCGATGAGCATGTGCCACTCCATGCGATCTCCGCCGTTGACGAGGCGGGGCTGGGAGAGGGACTCCGGGCCGCTGATGACCTCGCTGAGGTCTTGCAGACGGGAGGCGACGGTGGCCAGGTCCGGGCCGTGGTAGTTGCGTTCGTTGGAGCCGCCGACCGGGGACGGCAGGACGATGGGGAGACGGCCGTGGATCAGGGAGATTCTGACTAGGCTGGCGGCGATGTCGCTGAGTGTCCCGGTCAGGTTGATCGACCATCCCAGTGGCCACTTCCCATCGGATCCCTGGATCTCGCCACCGGGATAGCTGCGCTGCGCTACGGGGAGCACGAGGCGGCGTTTGAGGAGGTCGAGGCAGTCTCCGCACGAGATGGACAGTTCCTCGCTGTCGGCGTCCCAGCTGCGTTTGTAAATGGGGCCTGCGGCAAGGATCCGGTTACCGGAGACGACGGCGAGGACGGTTCGCCATGGTCTGGTTCGTTCGCGCAGGTCGAGACCGACGACGTCCTGGGTGAGCCTGACCGTGACCTCGAGGGATCCGGAGCGGGATACCTTGCGGCTCCATTTCCAGGACTGTGCGGGGAGTCGGCCCAGGCGGTGTCCTGAGACCGTGTCGAAGATGGCGACTACGTCCATCCGCTGAGCCACCTCACTCTCAGTGTCGCTTCGCGGTCGGCCTCGACGGCGACAGTCGAGGTTCCAGGAGGTAGCTGGAAGAAGTCGTCATGCGTGAGGCCGGTGGCCATAACCCGGACGCCGCCGATGTCGACGGAGCCGTCCTGGGAGTTGATCCGCAGCATGGACCCGGCTGCGACCGGTGATGCCCACTGGACGACATGGTCGCGGCAGACCCACCTGGCCCAGGAGATCGGGCCATCGGCCTCCAGGACCGGCCACACCGCCTGATTGCCTCGGTTCTCGCACAGGAGCGAGGACGCGGCACCGACCCCGGTGAAGCGGGCCGTCGGCAACGTTGTGGACGTGACCTCAGGGTGAGTGGCCTGGTCGAAGACGGGAAGAAGGAGCCCTCCCTCGTGAGCTGGGGCCCATCTGCCTTCCAGGACCTCCCATGCGGAGAGGTCCTCGTCGTCACTGCCCGGTCCCCAGTACTTAGTGGGGTCCGGGCAGGTGAAGATGAGGGAGTGCGTCGACCTCGTCGGGGACACGTGGGTGAGGTCCTGGGTGGAGGACAGGAAGCCGCGAACGTGGCTGGTTCGGGTTGCTTCCTCTACCACGATCCTCACCCATCCTCGGGTCAGGGAGGCTACGTGGTCGCGGGCCTGCTGAGACTCCTCGGGAGTGATCCCACGGTGGTGGGCAACGACAGTGAGGACGCGGGCGCCCACAAGCAGTGACAGGGGCGCGAACGCACCATCGGCCTGCGGGCGCTCGACGGCCTCGGCCCTGGGGGCCGGGGCCGTCCACCACCCCTCCATGCATCCTGTCGACGCCGAGGCCAGTCCCCATCCGTATCCGGAGGCGGGGCCGGTGGCATCAAGGGCAATGGTGTCACCGTCCTCGCCCACGAGTGTGACTCGGGACAGCAGCATGGCCACGGTTAAACCACCCCCATCGCAGCTCTCGTCTTCTGGGCCACCCATCTGGCAGCGACCTCCGGGTCCGGGGTCACGATGTGGAACTCCTGACTCACCTTCGCTCCTCCGGCCTGTGCGGCCGTCGAGGAGGCCTGCCCAGAGGAGGTGGAGGCGGTGAGGTTCAGGGACTCCGAGAATGCCCCCAGGGAGGAGCGGATGGCGCCATAGCGCTTCTCCAGTCCCCGCTGGAAACCGTCCATGACAAGCCGCCCGGCAGGTTCAAGGATGACCTTGTCCTTCGGGGCCGGCCCCTTCCAGGACGGCAGCATGTTGGTCAGGCTGCTCAGCTTGTTCTTGACCCTGCCGATCATCGAGCTGATTCCGTTGAGCAGACCGTTGATGATGTTCCTACCTGCGTTCAGCAGCCAGCTTCCTGCACCGGAAAAGATGTTCCTGATGGCGTTGGGGATGTCTCGGAACACGGTCATGAACGCGCCCTTGACCAGCCCTCGGATGGCTTGAACTGCGCCGGAGAAGATCTGTTTGACCCCCTGCCACGCCTGAGACCAGTTCCCGGTGAAGACGCCGATGACGAAGTTGATCAGGCCCTGCAGGACGCGCACCAGTCCCATGATGACTGGCATCAGGTTGCTGATGATCTGTCCCGCTAGCTGGATCACCGGAGTGATCACAGCGGCGAACAGCCGCACAAGCGGCGGCAGGAGAGCACCAATGAGCTGGGCGATCGGTGGCAGTAGAGGCAGGATCGCCTGCACGATCTGTATGACGGCCGAGACCACCTGCATGAACACCGGGATCAGGGCCTGGATGACCGACATGAGCGGTGGCAGGATGGCGCTGATGATCTGTGCCAGAACCGGCAGGATCTGGGCAATCACGCTGGCGATCTGCATGATCACAGGGATGAGCATCGGCAGCAGCTGAGCCGCTACCTGGGCGACCAGTGTGATGATCTGCGTGAAGACCGGCAGCAGCGCCTGGAACACCGACATGAGCGGTGGCAGGATCGCCGAGACCACCTGCACCAGCGGCGGTAACAGCTGGGCGATCACGCTGGCCACGAGGGTCAGGATCGGCAGCAGCATCGGCAGGACCTGGGCCGCCATCTGCCCCAGCATCTGGACGACCTGGATGATCACCGGGGTCAGCGACACCAGTGCCTGTGACAGGGCGCCGGCGATCACCTGTCCCACCTGGGTCAGGACCGGGAGCAGGGAAGCCATGACCGGCTGTAGAGACGTGACAACCTGCCCCAGTGCCCCGAACACGCCGCTGACCAGGCCACCCAGGGCGGACTGGAGCTGTGGGGACGTGGCGACCAGTCCGGCGAACGCGCCGACCAGCAGCCCGATCGGCCCGGAGAGGATCTTCATCGCCCCGCCCAGACCCGGCAGCAGGTTCGTCAGGCCCGGGATCTTCGTCAGCAGCCCGGCCAGGCCGCCGGATCCCAATGCCAGGAAGGCGCCGGCCAGAGGACCGATGACCGCCTTGATGTTGCTGAAGCCGCCGACTGCGATAGACGCGTTGCCGGCGAGACCTGCGAACCTGTGGGAAAGGTTCTCGACGAACGGGGTGACCTTCTGGCCGATCACCTCGCCGATGGTCTTCGCCTTCTCCTCCAGGGGAGCAAGCGACTTGGTCAGGTTGTTGATCGTCGGGCCGATCAGCGGATAGACGCCCTCCAGCAGGCCCGCTCCGATACGGGAGATTGAGGCCATGAGGTTCTTCATCGCGCCGGGGACGGTGTTACCCATCTCCGAGGCGACGGTTCCCGAGGCGTCGGCGGCGGCCTTGGAGAAGTCCTCGAAGCTGATCTTGCCCTTCGAGGCCATGTCCCGGACCTCGGAGGCAGTGACGCCGTACTGCTTGGCCAGGGCCTGCCAGATCGGGACACCACGGTCCGCGAGCTGGTTCATGACCTCGGTATCGGCCTTGCCCGCTGACGCCGCCTTGTTGAAGATGGCGCCCATTTCCTCCATGGAGGTACCGGAGGCGGCGGCAGTGTTGGCGATGGTCTTCAGGACGCCCTCGAGCTTGTCGCCGGGCTCGATGCCGGCGGCGACGGCAGAGGCCGCGACCGTGGCGGCCTCTCCCAGGCCGAACGCCGTCCCCTTCACCGAAGCGGTGGCGTTCTTCATGATCGACTCGACCGAGGCCGCGTCGTTGCCCAGGCCGCGCAGCTTCGCCTTGGCCGTGTCGATAGCGGTCAGGCGGGAGAAACCACCGGTCAGGGCGGTGCCGATGCCGGCTGCCGCAGCTCCGACGGCGGCGGTCGCCGGGCCGGAGAGCGTTGACGCTATGGTCGAGCCGATTCGAGAGGCACCGGAGGCCGCTGCCGAGACCATCGACGACAGTCCCGAGGACAGTGCCGAGGACATCGAGCGGACGCCCGAAGCCATCGAGGAGCCCATTGAGGCGATCCCCGGACCCAGAGCACCCACGAGCCTGGATCCGACCGTGCCAGCTGCGGAAACGATCGGAGAGAGGTAGCCGGCTACGGAGGAGCTGACTGAGACGAACGGGGCGGTGATCCGCTGCGTGACGCCGGTGAAGGCGGAGCCGATGCGAGAGGCAGCCGAGGACACGGCCGATACTGCGGGCGTGAACGGGGCGGAGATCTTCTGCGCGATCCCACCGAAGCCGGCCCCGATCTTGGAGGAGATAGATGAGACGACCCCGGTGATCGGAGAGAGACCCGAGGCTATAGAGGATCCCAATGACCCCGACCACTGGCGGACCCTCGCCGCCATGCCCGTGATCGTCCGGGAAAAGGACCCCGCCACGGCGGACGCCTGGTCGAAGCCCTTGCGTACCGCCCCACCCAGCGTGCCCATGATCCCGGAGAACCGGGAAGCGGCCGCTGTCGAGGAGCGGAATCCATCGCGGAAACGCAGCAGGCCGTCACTGACGGGACCGACAACCGCCTGCGCCAGCCCACCCAGGGAGGCCGACAACGACGACGTCGACGACGCCGCCACGGAGGCATCCCGAAATCCTGCCTTGAACTCCTTGCCGAGTCGTTGCACCGTACCCAGGAGCCCTCCGGCGGAGGCCTGCGCGGCGCCCTGGACGGAGGCCAGCGCCGACTGGGCCTCCTTCAAGCGGCCAGCAGCCGTGGCCGTCGTCTCAGAGGCGAGCGCCGCACGCCGACGGGCTGCGGCCACGCGCTCCTCCGCAGCGACGACGGCGGCCGAGCCTGCACCGTTACGCGCGCGCACCTCAGCCAAGCGGGCCTCAGCCACGGTGACCTTCCCGGCCGCATCCTGCTCGGTCAGGCGAGCCCTTGACAGGCTCCTGGACGCGGAGGCCACGTCGGCGGCAAGACGCTTGACGCCATCGCCTCCAGCGCCCTTCATCGCGGCAGAGAAGCCCTTGGAGGTCTCCTGCCCCAGAGAGGTACCCAAGCGACGCCCGGTCCCCTGAAAGGCCCGCTTGAAGCCCCTGGCGCCGGCATCCCCAGCGCCCTGGACCTCCTGAGCGACCTTCCGACGGAAGCCCTTCATCACCGGGAAGACGGTGACGTGACCGGAACCGACTTCGGACGACATACGAACCCCCTTGTCAGGACGAGAACGTGAACGCGGCCTCCATCTCGGCCTGGACCTTGGCTACCAGCACCTCGTCCTCGGACCGCTCCTGCTCACCGCCCCGGGGCCCGGGGTCATCAGGATCAAAGGGAAGGACCATCTTGGCGTACTTGGGATCCACCTGCAGCATCAGGTGCATCAGCTCCGGCACTGTGGCCGGGAACTCCCATCCGGCGTGCTCGGCCCCAAGCTGCGTGGAGGTGTCCGCGAGCGCGGCCTTGGTCAGGGTGACGGCTTCGGCGATCGGGGCCTGTGGCTGGCCGAGGCATCCCCAGGGGAACCCGTATCTCTCGCGCATGGTTGCAGGGAGAGCTTGTGGGTGCTCCTGGTGGATGCTGGCCAGCCAGGTCATTCCCCCATGGTGACCTTGGTGATGCGCTCGAAGACCTTGAAGTACTTGGTGGCGTAGTCGGTCACGGAGATGAGGTCGGCGTTGTTGAGGTAGTCGGCGCTGGCCTGGTCGCCGAGGAGGGTCAGGATCTGGCGGACCTGTTCGACCTCGTCTCCGGCGTTGGTCAGCTCGGAGACCTTCTCCAGGACGCTGACGGTGATCTTGACGGGGGTCTTGATGATGCGGCCGTCGGGGAAGCGTCCCCAGAAGTGGCCGTCGCCGACGACGTACTTGATGCCGGCGTTGTCGGCGATCTGCTGGATGGCGGCTGTTTCTGCGGTTTCGTCCCAGGTGTCGAAGTCCAGGCCGTTGGGCAGCGTGTCGTCGTAGGTGGCAGTATCGGGGGTGGTCACGGGGGTCTCCTTGTCGGGGTGGTGTCGGGGCGTGGTTGTGGGGTGGTGTGCCGGCCGGGGAGGTCCCCGATCCCCAGTCCCCGGCCGGCGGTCATTGGTGGGTCAGGCGGCCTCTACGGTGACTTCGCAGGTGGCCTTCTGCTCTCCGACGGCGGCGGTGATGGTGGCGGTTCCGACGGCGACGCCGGTGACCAGGCCGTCGACGACGGTGGCTTTGTTCTTGTCGGAGGTGGTCCATGTGACGACCTGGCCGGCGGGCTCGGTGGTGGCGGAGAGCCGGACGGTGGTGTTGACCTTGACCTTGGCTGTGGCGGCGGAGATGCGGACCTTGATGCCTCCGGGGATGCCCAGCCATTTCTTGAAGGGGGCGTTCTTGAGGAGGGGGTCCGGGGACCACTCGAAGGTCACGGACTTGGCCTTGACGCTGCCGCGCTCCTCCTGGTCGACCTCGACCTCCTTGATGCGGGCGACGCCGAGACGGCGCAGCTCGCGTCCGTTCTTGTAGCGTGTGGCCACGAACAGCAGGAAGCGGGTTGAGGGCAGGGAGGAGTCGACGTAGACGACGCCGTTGGCGTCGGGCTCCTTGCCGTCGATCAGGGCGTTGACGTTGGGGTTGTCCTCGGCCAGGCCGATCTTGACGGTCTGTGTGGACTCTCCGGGGAACTTGTATCCCTGTTGGAAGAACTCGGTGGCGTCCTTGTCGTCGCGGCCTTCCTCGGCGCCGCCGTCCTCCTTGTAGAGGCCGAGTCGCCGGTAGGCGGCTGGGAAGGTGATGTCGGGTTTGCCCATGTCCTCGTCGGCGATGACGTTGCCGGCTGCGAGCGGGGCGAAGGCGGCCATGCCGGTGATCGGGATGCCTACCTCGTTGAGGTCGTAGTCGTCGGCGGTGTAGAGCGCCATTGGGGTTTCCTTTCATGAGGAAGGCCCGTTCCCCGGTCAGGGGCGGGCCGAAGAGAGTGGTGCTGCGGAGTCGGGTGGGCTACCAGGTGCCCACCACGCGGTAGGAGAGGGTGGAGTAGCGGCGGGAGACGTCCTGGGCGTCCTCGACCGGGTAGGGGCCGTTGCAGCCCGAGGAGATCACTGCGGCGATGGGAGAGCCCGCTGCGAGCGTGATCTCGTCGTCTGTGGCGATGGAGTAGACCAGGCGCGACAGGTGCCGGGCCTCGGAGTCGTTCATGCGGGTGCCCGCCAGGACGCTGACACCGACCTGGCGGGAGAACGACACCCGGGAGGTTCTGGCACCTGAGTCGTCGCGGACGACGACGAGCGGCCTTTCCAGCGGAGTCGTGAGATCGGTAGGCTCCTTGGAGTCCACCTCGACGTCCAGCCCCTCGGCGGCGAGCGCGTCCCGTAGGTAGGCGGTGAGCCACAGCTCGAGGTCTGGTGGGAGGACGAGGGTCATCAGGATCCCTCCGCTCTCAGTGCGCGGGCGAGGTTGCCGGTCTTGGCCTCGATCAGCATCGTCTTGGCGTCGGTGCCGACCACGCGGAACGTCTTGCGGTGGGCGGTGTCCCGCTCTCGGACGACGATGCCGTCGTGGTAGGCGCTGGTGTCCACTGGGGCTGCGGCCTTGGCTCGGTCGCGGATGTGCTCGGCGGCGCCCCGGGTGAGGGCGGCGACCTGCTGGGACTTGAGGATCTGGTCGAAGAACCTCGGGTTGAAGCGGATCTGTGTGCTGGCCATCAGCCGCGTACCTCCTTGAGCCGGATCACGAGGTATGGCTGCCATCCGGTGAACGGGTTCTTGGGTGTGGCAGGGAAGCCGTCGACGCGCCATGAGTGGACCCCGTCGGTGATGAGGTCGCCTCTGGCTACGTCCAGGGTGGTGTCCTCGACGTAGAGGGTCGCGGTTGTAGACACCTCGGACCTGACGGGGCCGGGGTCCTCGTCGGAGTCCTGGGAGTCCAGGAACCCGTGGAGCTCGATGTCGTTGGTGGTGTCCCACGACTCGATCATTCGGCGGGGGTTGACAGGGTCAGGCACCTTGCGGGGTCTGCGGCGTATGAAGCGTGAGGGGAAGTCCATCAGGTCTCCTCTTCGGGCCACACGCGCCGGATCGCCGTCGACGGGGCCGGGAAACGGCCCACGGGGTGGCCCTGGGAGGACAGGGATGCGACTGCGCACAGGGAGCGCAGCGCCTGCCTATCGTCCTCGGTGAACCAGGACGCGGCCTCAGTGGAGGACACGTAGGTGGCTCGGGCTGTTCCCACGGACTGGGAAACCAAGCGGCGGTCTCCGCGCCGCTTGGCCTCTCTTGCGACCCCGTCGAGGATGGCGATTGCGTCGACCGCGTCCTCACCGTCCAGGGACTGGAGGCACGGGGCGATGACGCGTGCGTGGATCAGGACGTGACGAGCCAGGGTCTTGTCCGGGCACGCCAGGTCCTCAACAGTGATCGTCACCGCCCCTTACCTCCTTAGTCCTGCTTGCCGCGAGTGCCGGCGGTCTTGCCGTTGGGTTTGCCGCTGTCACCCTGGGCGGGGTTGTCGTCTCCCCCACCGTCGCCCTCGCCTTCACCCGTCTTGGGATCGGTGGAGACGGTCTCGGGGACGGTGGCAACCACGAGCCCGAGCTCGACGGCGTGGGCGACCGAGGCCTCGGTGAAGGCGGAGGCGGGGAATACCGTTCCTCGGTAGAGATAGCGCTCGGAGCGGTCCTCGGTGGCCAGAACGACGGCTGCGCCGACGACCTTGTGCGTGATGGCGCCCTGCGGGGCGGTGTGCGCGCCCATCAGAGGTTCGTCCCGGTGATGCGGACGCCGGCCATGGGGTCGGTGACGACGGGGACAGTGACACGGCGGCCGCGCAGGTCGTAGCCGTCGCGCTCGGTGCGGCTGGACAGGGACTCGATGTTGGTGCTGCCGGCGCTGGCGTATCCGGGCGAGTTGAGCTTCTCGTCGGCCATGCCTCCGAGCTGCTCGGTGTCGAACAGCCACGGGTCCTTGCCGGTGACGTGTGGCGAGGTCGTCCATGTCAGGCCCAGGGCGTTGACGGGCATGGTGCCGTTGAGCGCGGGGTTGGCGTTCTCGCGCGGCAGAGCGCCCTTGTCGACCAGCATGCCGATGAACTTGGCGTACTGGGCGCCGGGGAGCACGATCGTGGACAGGTCCAGGCCGGTGCCGAGCTCGGCGCGGGCGTTTCGGATGCGGGTGACGGCCTCGACGGCGGCGCCGGGGGTGTCCCAGGCAGCGGACGTCTCGGTGGAGGTGACTTTGGAGGAGATGACTCCCCATGCGACCGTGTCGACGTGGCGGATGATGACGTTGCCCAGGCGGGCCAGGGCCTTGTTGACGACGGCGATGCCCTCGCGGGCGATCTTCTCGTCCGTGACGTCGGTGGAGATGCCCCACTTGACGGTGCGGGCGGCGGCGATCTCTCGGGTGGTCAGGACCGTCTTGGGGTACTCAGAGCCAGGTGCGACGGCCTCGGGGGCGTCGGAGGCGAAGATCTCCTCGCCGGTCTCGTAGAAGACTCCTCCGCCGGTGGCATCGAAGCGGCCGGAGAGCAGGAAGTCCGCGATGAAACGCATCTGGGTGATGTCTGCCAGGCGCTTGGCGATCAGCTGAGGCTTGGAGAGCAGGATGTGGACCTGCTCCGGGGTCAGTGTCTTGTCGGGGTGGGCAATGGGGTAGGTGTAGGAGCCCATGAGACCTCTCTCTTTCCTTTCTCAGTCGAGAGCGATCTCGACGACGTCGTCGGCCTTTGCGGCGGCGGTTAGTGCCAGGCCGATCTGCTTGGTGCCGGTGCCGGTGACCTTGCCGTCTGCGGCTGCGCAGACCCGGGTGCCGGCGGCGATAGCGGCGGCTGCGGGCAGGCGCTGGACACCGCCGCGGTAGACGGTCACCTTCTCTCCGGTGCTGGCGTCGAAGCCGGCTACGCCGACCACGGCGCCGCTGTCGGCCCCGGCGGGGCCAACGGTTCCGGCGCCGGTCACGGCGACCAGGCGTCCGCCGATGACCTTCGCGGAGGCGGCCAGGGAGATCGCCTGGCCCGGGAGGTGCTTGGGCAGGTAGTCAGCCATCTCAGTTCTCCTTGCTGCCCCACGCGGCCGCGTAGAGGCGATCGTCCTCGGTGGTGGTCTCGTTGCCGGCTCCGACGCCGACCTCGGCGACGGGCACGGTGTTGGGGGTCAGGGAGGAGAGCAGCGTCTTGGTGCCCTCCTCATCCTTGTCGGCCATTGCGCGCCAGGAGGCGCGGGCCGCAGGTGCGATACGACCGTCCCTGACCGCGTCGTCGACGATCTTGTCCCGGCGCTCGGAGTCAAGGACCGCGAGGGCCGTGCGGCCGGCCTCGGCGGCTGCCTTCAGGTCATCCAGCGCGGCCTGGTCGTAGGCGGTGGGGTCAAGATCGCGGCGCATTGAGGTGAAAAATGCCCGAATATGCTCTTCAGAGATGCGGCAGCGGTGCACTGTGCTTGCAAATGTGTGCACGGCGGGGTTCGTGGAAAAACCGGTGCGGGTGGCGCGAAAAACCTGCTGCTCAAACCCATCAAGCTCGGCGGCAATGCTATTGGTGTCCAGCCCGACTGCGGCGGCCACACCGTCCACGATTTCGTCGGCGATGCGCCCCAC